GCTTTATCACGACGCTTTTGAACATCATCATGTCTGGGACATTTATCCGTATTGGTTGGCTAGATTTGGCGAGGCAGTTTGCGCCGCAGTACGCTGATATGGTGTGGTTTTCTAAGTTGGTTAGACATCGTGCGTTTGGAGATGATGGCATCAATGCAGTTAGCATGACAGTACCTTGGTTTAATGGGAAGAATTTCTCCATGGCCATGGCTAAATATGGCATTAAAGTCACCCCCGCATGCAAAGGAGAATATAAAGATGGTTTGCTTCCGTTGTTGGATTGTGAGTTTCTGAAACAAACGACTAGAATTGATACGTCATTGATTCCTGGTGTGAAGTATTATCCAGTTATTAATGATGACACGATTCATAGGATGTTGAGTTATCACAAGTCTAATATTCCGAAAGAGCAAGCTCTTTATGAAGTTGGGACTATGGCTTTGAATTTGGTTTGGTCATCAGGGAAAGATGTTTTTAACACATGGAGGCGTCGCATCATGGAAGTGTGGCAAGAAGAGGGTATTCGTGAGATGCCCCCAACTTTCTTGAGTGTGCTTGAGCGTTGGAAGAAAGGGACTATTTATTCGGGTATCTTCAGTTGGAAGGAAGATGAGGAGGAGTTGAATTATATCCCGAATATAGGTGTTGCACAGATGCCAAAGAAGCGAAGGATTTCATATGCTACGAGAGTTAAGTTACACCATGAGCCGACAAATGAGGAAGTGGAACAGTTTGCAAAGGATTTCAAAGAAATGTTGATAGGAGATGGTTTAGAGGAGAAGATACCACCCCTGTCACATGAGAAAATTCTGGAGTTGTTGCGAATAGTGACTGCCAATAGTTCGGGTGTGGCGCAAATGGAGACAAAGGATCCTGCGATGGCTGTAGCTGTAGTTGCGGAGACTAGTACGTCACAGACACCCGCTCAGGATGGTTCTATATATCATCTTGATCAGATTTTGAAAAGAGGAATGCCAGTAGCATCTTTCACTCCGCCAGCCGATGCAGGTGGTGGTACTGATAAGACTTATATTGATTTCTCTTGGAATGCGAACAGTGCGTTGACTTTAGGAGATTATTCGCAAACTACGGCTGGTTTTACAGTCAATTGGAAGAAGCCCGGGCATTTTGCGTGGTTTGGTCAGATGTACCGCAAATATCATGGTAGGTTACACTATGACGTTATGAGTACTGGTATGTCTGCATGGGCGCCCGGGTTTTGCGCGGCTGGTTATTCACCTACTCAGGTTTTGACGAGGAGGAGTGTTGTCACTGATAGTAAGGTGTTTGAAGTTGACTCGACAGCTTTTGGCAATAATGCATTGGGTTTTGTAGCACCGTGTGTGTCGCGTTATCGTTGTTTGCGTAACCCATTATTTCCGGGAGAGGCAAGCATGGAATCTGCTACATATGGAAAACATCAAGTGTCTATCGAGACGGATACGTATAATGACAGAGAGGAGCGTTCGATCAAACGCCGGTATGTCATGACAGTGAATGCTGCTGATGGTTTCACGTATAGTCGGTTTTTCAGGGTCCCCCAAGTCGTTGTAACTGGGACTAATTTCCCGCACGTTGGAGGGACTGCGGTGGATATTGAAGAGACTATACAGATGAATGTTGATGTGAACGGTTTGCTGATTCATGTAGATGCTGATGTTATTGAGCGGTGGGACCCCGCGCACGCATCTACATTGCCGTCAACATATCCCACAGCTGCGGTTACCAGGTTGTTTGTGGCTTCTAATAAGTTGACGGATACAGAGTTGAGGG